GTCGAAGCCCAGGCCGGGAATGTGCAACACCTCGTGCGGACTCAACCGGACGGTTTCGAAGCGGCCTGCCGGTTCATCCCAGGTGCGCTGATACTCGTAGTAGAGGCGGCCCTGTTCGTCGCGTCCAACGGTCATGCGGTTGGGCATCAACGGATACAGGCCGATAACCTCATCCAGCCCGTTGCGGAGTACTTGGGCGAAGGCGTTGCCCCACAACAGCAGGTGCGTCATGAGTGTTTCGCGGAACACGAAGCTGGTCATCTCCGGGTTCGGCTCGTCATGGAGCAGCCGGTAGAGCGGATGGTCGAGAGCCTTCACCTTCGACCCGTCCGTGCCCTGCCGGTAGACATGCAACGGCAGCCCGGCGATCGCTTCAGCGAGGATGCGCACACACGAGTAGACAGCAGTCATCTGCATCGCCGAGCGCTCCGTCACCGGCCGCCCCGACGTAGTACCACCAAAGAAGAAGCTGTACCCGGCGCTGATCGCATGATCCTCAGCGGGCCGGTTGTTGCCGCCGCGTAGCCAGTCAAGAAAACCCATGCGTGTGCTCCTCGCAGACGTAGAGTTGGAACATGAAGTTCGGGATGAGGAAGCCGTCGCTGACGCGTTCGCTGAAGGCGCGCACGACTGGGCGTGCGAAGCGTGCGATCAAGAAGGCTGTCATTCCCGGATACGGGAAGAAAGGCATGGGGTTCGTGAAGAACCCGAGCCGGTCAGTGAAGAACGCCGTCTACAAGCGCACCACATTCAGCTTCTGGGATCTGTTCAAGTAATCCACCTCAGAGCACGAGTAGCCCGCGCTCGTCGTAGACGGAACCGGCGTGGTGGTCGTTGCCGCGTCGGATGGCGCGGTCGAGTGCCATGATGGTGGCGACGACGCCGTCGATCTTCTCCGTGGACTTTTGTTTGTCAGGTTTGATGTTGCCGGCCGGGTCGGTGCGCACGTGGATGTTGTCGACCATCCAGGCGAGCACCGGATGCCCACCGTGAGCCAGGCGGCCCTCCAACGCCAGCTTCATTAGCTCCTTGCTCGGTGGGGACATGTCTTTGAAGCCCTGTCCGAACGGCACGACCGTGAATCCGGCATCGTCCAGGTTCTGTGACATTTGCACGGCACCCCACCGGTCGAACGCGATCTCCCGGATATCGAACCGGGTGCCGAGTTCTTCGATGAACGCCTCAATCGCGCCATAGTGGACAACGTTCCCTTCGGTCGTCTCCAGGAAGCCTTGCTGCTGCCAGAGGTCGTAGGGCACGTGGTCACGCACGACACGGAGCTTGAGGTTGTCTTGGGGTATCCAGAACCAGGGCGCGATCACATATGGCTCGTCGCCAGACTCGGGTGGGAATACGAGGACGAACGCGGTGATGTCCGTCGTGGAGGCGAGGTCGAGGCCGCCGTAGCAGACCCGACCTTCCAGATCAGCGAGGTCGACGGGAGCTGAGCTGTTGTTCCACACGTGCATGGGCATCCACCGCACCGACTGCTTCACCCACTGGTTCAAGCGCAGCTGACGGAACGTGTTCTCCTCAGCCGGATTCTGCCTCGCCGAGTTGCAGGCTTGGCGAACCTTCTCGATCGGCACCGTGATCCCCAAGCTGGGGTTCGCTTTCGCCCACACCGCCTCGTCGGTCCAGTCATCTTCGCGGTCGGCACCGTAGATGACCGGGTAGAACGTCGGATCGTGCTTCTTGCCCGCGATGACGTCCAGGGCTTTCTCGTGCTGTTCGTAGCAAATGCTGTGCGTGTCGGTACCGGCCGTCGTGATGAGGAAGTACAGCGGCTGGGTGCGGGCGTCGCCCGACCCTTTGGTCATGACGTCGAAGAGTGCCCGGTTGGGTTGGGTGTGCAGCTCGTCGAACACGACCCCGGAAATGTTGAATCCGTGCTTCGAATATGCCTCCGCTGAGAGGACTTGGTAGAAGGAGTTGGTGGGTTTGTAGACGATGCGTTTCTGGGAGCGCAGGATCTTCACCCGCTTCGACAGGGCTGGGCTCATGGCGACCATATCGGCGGCCACTTCGAACACGATCGAGGCTTGCTGACGGTCTGCAGCGCACCCGTACACTTCGGCACGCTCCTCACCGTCCCCGCACGTCAGTAGCAGAGCGACAGCGGCGGCGAGCTCTGATTTGCCCTGTTTCTTGGGTATCTCGACGTAGGCGGTGGTGAACTGGCGGTAGCCGTCGGCTTTGACGGTGCCGAACAGGTCACGGATGATCTGTTCCTGCCAGTCGATGAGATGGAACGGCTTGCCCGCCCAGCGCCCTTTGGTGTGCTTGAGGGCTTGGATGAACGCGACTGCGAAGTCGGCCTTCCGTTTGTCGTAGGTGGAGCCTGCGGCCATGAACCGGGTCGGCGTGTAGATGTCGAGAGTGCGTATCACGCCCGTCAGGCTCCTTCCTGCACTGGCTGGGTTAGTTGGTGTGGGCGAAGGCCCAGGCGATGGCGTGGCCTGCGTCGGCGAACAGTTCGTCAGCCTCGGCGATCAGGTCGAGTTCGCATTCAATGAAGCCTCGGGCATCCGGTCCCCAGCCAGGGATGGGCTGCTGGGCGAGCTTGTAGACGCGAGCGTCGTTTCCGATCCGGCCTTTGCCCAGGTGCCGGTATGCCGAGGCGAGGACGAAATCCCCGTAGGCGATCACCGTGCCGTAGCTGTCGGTCGCCATCTGCAGCTGCTCCATCGTGGTCTTTTCGTTGTTCATGACCTTCTCCTTGTCCTCTTGTTCGGTCATGTACATACAGCCATAGGTGTGCGCGGCTATCCAGTCGTAAAAGCCCTCATCAGCCCACTATTTTCAAGAGTTTTCGACGCCGCCCTAGGAGCACGGAAACCGCCCGAAGAGGGCGGCTCCCACGCTGGTTTCCGGCTCAGTTGATGGTCAGGTGCCAGGCAGGGATGAGTCGGCGCTCGCCGGTCACCGGGTCGGCGAAGCGGTCGTTGACTTCGGTCATGCCCGTCAAGGTGGCTCCGGCTTGGGTGAGGTTCCAGATGATCTCGGTGAGGCCGGTCTGGTTCGCGCTGATCGTGAACTCGCCGATGCCATGCTCCTTGAGTTCGTCGAGGATGCTGGGCACGTCTGAGTCGTAGAGACCTTCGGCGAAGTCGCGCAGCTCATTGCCCGCCCGCTGAGTGTTCATGTAGGCGGTGAGCAGGCTCGTGGACGAGGTTTGGGTGCGGGTCGCGATCTGCTGGTCGAGGGCGTCAATTGTGTTCATCCCTGGCTCCTAATCCGGTTGGCGTATGACACATACAGCCATGGGTGTCGGTGCTTATCCAGTCGCTTTTCGCCGGTTCTCCGCAAGAGAATCAGTGGCCGGATTCGGGGAGAGTTTCCCTCGCGTCTTCGCCGGGGATGCGGCCGAGGGTGGAGCCGCAGTCCCAGTCCACATGCACCGTGCCAGCGTCATCGACAAACATGATGGCCCCCTCGTCACCGGGAGCCAGGCGCGTGTATAGATCGCTGGTTGACACCAGCCGGATTCGCTGCCCATCCGCATTCATCCTCATTGCACGTTCTTTGTTGTGGGCGGAGTTTTCCATGCCGCGTTGCCTTCCAGATTCGCTAGTAGGGCTCGGCGCACGTTCTTGTAGCTGTCGCCGATCATGCCGAGGCGCAGCAGCCAGCAGCGCATTGCATACTTGTCGTTCCCGCCCGTCTCGGCAGGCTTCGCTGAGACTCTCATGGCGACCTTGGCGTGCTCGAAGATCCGGGCGATCAGCACAGTGGCAGCCTCCACCACCTCCCGGTCTGGAACCTCGTCGAACCAGTCGAACTCGGCCTTGCCCGCCTGCTCGTCGAGGTGAATTGGGGTTGCTGGGATTTGGAGTGCTTTGGCGATGAGCCGTCCTTTCGCCGCCAACATTGCCTCCACCTTCCCGGCGGTTGCCTCGTCCCAGTCGGTGGTTGGGAACACCAACGTCAACCCCAACTCCTCGGCCACCGGCGCGTCTGCTGGAAATCCGGCCTGCGCGGCGGCTTCAGCTAGGACGGCGGTGTCGATGGTGCCGGGCAGATGCAGCAGCCAGTCACGATCCAATGTGGCCTCGCCCATCTGGTAGGCGAACGACGGGGTACCCAAGTACTCGGCATGCGCGCCGAGATGAGTGGCGATGAGCGCGGCGAGCTGTTTGCGGCCTTTCTTCTGTTTGGCGAACTGGATTGTTGTCATGACCATCTCCTTTACTTGTTTCCCCTGGTTGGGGTGGTTTTTGGTCATGTACATACACGCTCTATTCCGCCTGAATAGCAAGCCGTGACAGCCACCTATTTCTTGTCTCGATCCACCTCTTTCACCACATCCAGGTAGGCGAACTGTTGGCCGTCGCGTAGGCAGGTGATTCCGGCGGCGTCGCCGGTGGCGTCGGCGTAGCGGCGCAAGATCACGGAGGCGTATTTCTCATCGAGCTCCATGCAGTAAGCGATCCGGTCGGTCGCCTCGCACGCCATGAGCGTGGAGCCGGATCCGGCGAATGTGTCGAGCACGATCGCGTTGGATTGGGTGGAGTTCCCGATCGGATACGCCAACAGATCCAGCGGCTTGCTGGTCGGGTGGTCGGCATTTCTGCGAGGCTTATCAAACCGCCAGATAGTGGTTTGTTTCCGGTCCGAATACCACTTGTGCTTGCCGTTCTTCACCCAGCCGTAGAGCACGGGCTCGTGTTGCCACTGGTACGGGGAGCGTCCCAGCACGAGGGAGTCTTTGACCCAGATGCAGCAGCCGGAGAGTTTGAAACCGGCATCTTGGAAAGCCCGCCGGAAATTCAGCCCCTCGGTGTCGGCGTGGAACACATAAGCCGAGGCGCCCTTCTCGCACACGCCCGCCATGTTCCTGAAGGATGCGAGGAGGAACTCGTAGAAGTCGGCATCCTTCATCGTGTCGTTCTTGATCGACAAGCCGTCAGACGATTCGAATGCGACGTTGTACGGCGGGTCCGTGAGCACCAGGTTGGCGCGCTTGTCGTCCATCAACACCGCGATGTCGTCGGGGTTGGTGGCGTCACCGCAGACGAGCCGGTGCCGACCGACTGTCCACACATCCCCGCGCTGAACGAACGCGGCGGCCTCCAGGGCGGCTGTCAGATCAAAGTCGTCATCCTCAACCTCGTCCTCGTCAAGGGAACCGATGAGCTGGGCGATCTCATCGTCATCGAACCCCGTTAGCTCCGCGTCGAAATCACTGGCGTCCAGGTCAGCAATCAAGAGTGCGAGCTTGTCCTGGTCCCAGTCACCACTGATCTTGTTGAGCGCAACGTTGAGCGCTTTCTCCCGCGTCTCGTCCAGCTCGACAACGACACAGTCGACAGTGGTGTGGCCGAGGTCTTCGAGGATTTTGAGGCGCTGGTGGCCGCCGACGACATGCCCGGTGGTCTTGTTCCAGATGACAGGTTCGACGTATCCGAACTCCGTCAGCGACCGCTTGAGTTTCTCGTAGTCGGGGTCGCCGGGCTTCAGATCCTTGCGGGGGTTGTAGACAGCGGGCGTGAGGTCAGCGATGGGTAGCTGTTCGATGCGCATGCGTTTCCACCGCCTTCCCCAGCTCGCGCTCGTAGCGCCAGGTTTGTTCCCAGCGCGTCCAGTCCCTGCCCATGTGCCCGTAGAACGCCAGATCCCTGTAGCGGGGTGTGCGCAGGTTGAGGGTGTCGATGATCCCGGCCGGACGCAGCTCGAACACATCGCGTGCAGCTGCGGTCAAGATGTGGTCGGCGTATTCGCCGGTGCCGAGCGTGTCCACCTCGAAGGCGACCGGATCAGCCTTCCCAATCGCATAGCTGATCGCGACTTGGCATTCAGCAGCCAGCCCGGCGTCGACGATCGTGCGAGCGATCAGGCGCGCCATGTAGGCCGCAGACCGGTCGACCTTGGAGGGGTCTTTCCCGGAGAACGCGCCCCCACCATGGGGTGCGAGACCGCCGTAGGTGTCGACCATGAGCTTCCGCCCCGTCAACCCGGTGTCCGCGCGAGGACCTCCCTCGACGAACCTGCCCGACGGATTCACAAACACCTCCGTGTTACCGTCCACAGGCAGATAGGGCTGGCAGGCCGGAGCCACAATCAGCGACTCGACCTCGCGGGTGAGCGCTTCCAGATCCTTGCCCGCCTCGTGCTGGACAGACACAATCACGGTGGCGATGGCTACGGGTGTGCCGGTGTCGTCGTAGCGCACCGAGACCTGTGCCTTGCCGTCCGGTTTGATCCCCGTGATAGTGCCGTCGGTGCGGGCGGTGTCGAGACGCTTGCAGATGTGGTGTGCCAAGACGAGCGGCAGCGGAAGCCGTTCGGGAGTCTCGACAGTGGCGTAGCCGTAGACGGTGCCCTGATCACCCGCCCCCTGCAGCGCGAACGCCGAGCTGTCGCCTGCGCGTGCCTCCAGGGAGGTGGACACTCCCGCGTTGATGTCGCCGGATTGTCGGCGCGTCCACACGTAGATCAGAAACCCGAGCGGACTGTAACCGGCTTTCGCGAGGGCGGTGCGCACCGACTCCCGAATACGCGGGCGGTGGTCGGTGGTGATCTCGCCGGTGACAATGATCCGCCTGCCTGCGGCCATCACCTCCACCGCCACCCGGGCAGCCTTGTCCTCCCAGGGGATGTCGTCGAGGATCTGGTCGGCGATCTGGTCGCACAGCTTGTCCGGATGACCAGCACACACGGACTCGGCAGTACGGACAGTAGACATGGGTGAACTCGCTTCCACGAAACACAGGGGGAAAGAACAGCGCCCACCCCGAATTGGGGGCAGGCGCAACGAACAGGGGCTGGGCTGGTTAGGAGCGGGCCTTCAGCAGCTGCTCCATCACCTCGTCACCGGGCGTGGCACCCGCATAGTCGCTCGTGCAGGTGGCGCGCACGATCTCGTAAATCTCGTACCAATACACATTCGCCTGCTTCCCGAACGACTGCGACATGGCGACGAACGGGGACGCGATGGCGGCACCTGTGGTGGGGTGTTTGCCGAGCAGGCCGAACTTGGAGATCGCCTGCTCGCACTGCACATAGCGGGCGAAGGCCTGCGCGTACGACTCAATCAACCTTGGTGCCACGAACTGCGAACAGCCGCGCTGATCAAGCCACTGCCAGGTTTCCCGGTAGACGATGTCAGCGCCCAGCGGTTTGCCGTCGCGCTGAACCTCGGATAGGTAGTCGGACGGTTCGGGCATGGTCTCCCCGGCGAGCACCGCACCGGCACCGATGTCGCCGCCCTCAAAGTCGAACGGTTCGTTCAGTGGGTCCTCCAGGCGGGTGGCGGGCCGTCCGGCGGCGAGCTTCTCGTTCAGCGGATCAGGTTTCGCTCCTGCTCTGACGCGGCGGCCGCCCCGGTTGGTGCCGTCCTTGGCCATGGATTACCTCCTTCTCTAGGCCAGTGGCCCGGGTATGGAGGCCAGGAGTGGGAACCCCGCTATCGGTCGTAACCGTTCGATAATGGGGATATGCGTATTGAGCGTGACATCGATTTCGGGCGGCCGCGACGGATGCGCTGCGGACGTTGTGGACACGAAGAACTCGTCAGCCACGACTGGATGGAAAGCTGGGAGCAGGGCAACGAGCTCTGCCCCGAATGCGGGATCGACTGCACCGAAGAAGACCGGGCTCGCCCCACGTACGACCCTGATGATCCAGCAATAGTCGATCATCAGGTTCTTCGGATGTTCTGGTACCACACCAGCACGATCCCGGACTGGCCCCAGAAGGAGTTCGATCCACGGGAGAAGCTGACTCCAGAGACCGTTCAGCGCATGACGAGGATGTGCGGTGCAGGCGCTGTCGACCGATGGGCTGAACAACAGAAATCCAAAGCCCTTCACGTCGGCACCTACGAGGCAGCAATCGAGAACATGCTCAGGCGAATGGATGACCAGCCCGAGGGCGACGCCCCGTTCTACCTGTACCGAGTAGTGCTCGACGACGCTGTGGGCATCGAGCCGGGAGTTCATCGCGAACCAACGAACTGGGTCGGCGATGCACAACCAGAGAAGTTCCTGAACCCCGGACATTCCGTCTACCGCTACATCAACGAACACGAGGACGAAGGCAGCATTTCGTTGGCACTTACCGCAGACGCGATCGAGTCGGTATCTGGAATTCAGATACCCGTAGCGACCAAAACGCCAGCTAGGAAGAAACAACGCCTGGCTACATGGCAGGACGTTCAGCTGAAGGTCAAGGAAGCGAGCGTACCTGACCGGGTACGGCCCCGTTTAGCAGGTGCTTTCAGGACCGTTAGCGCAAGCAATACCGACCACCTCAATCCGGATCTCCTCGACGGGCTGGTTGATCTCATCCAAAATCCCTCTCATATCCTCGCTCTCCTTGACTCCGTGGGGCCCCGACAAGTCTGAATCGGCAGCCTCGGGTCAATACCCTGTTTGATTCGGGGACTTTGTGCGCGGTTGGCCCCGCCCGCTGACCTGTCCGAAGTCCGTAGAGATCGAGAGGCCCCGACCCCCTCGCCAGCACCGCGACGTTGCCCAATGTCCGCCGAACAGCGTCGAGGTCGGCAATCTAAGGTTCCATGGTCTCGGCGCGACAGCGGGCGACGTGGCGAAGATTTCAGTAGGTGTAGACCCTCGGGGCTTGCCTCCATCGGTCGCCGTCGAGCGCCGACTG